GATATCTTAAAGCACAGGGCGTCGATTGTAAGTACAACGACGGATGGATGGACTAGGAGGAAACATGGCATATTTTGCAGTGAAAGTTAAGGTGACCAGCAGCGTCACGGATCAGAAAGAAACCAAGACCGTCGGTGTAAAAGCCGACGATTTTGATGCCGCCTATGCCCAGTTAGTCAATGAATTCGGCGCGGATACTACTGTCTTAGAATTTGATGATTGGAGTAGTAAATAATAGTTGACAGTAGTATTTAAAATCGATTACTATCTCTCTTGTCGGATTGGCCGACACTAGAAAGGAGACAAAAATGCTAAACAAAAGATACCTAAAAGACAGCGAGATCCGAGCCATTGCTTTAGAGGTTTCGGAGGCGGCTACTGAAGGCCGTAACAACGCGGTGAGTAGTATCATTAGCACTTACTTTGAGCCCGTCACGGAAGCCGCTATGGAGCTTTACGCTGTAGAGCTTACTAAGTCGCAGACTATCTACATCGCCAAGCTGGCGCAGATAGGCTACCAAGGTGCGATTGAATCGCACCACAAGGATCACCCGATGGATAATCCTCGGTCGGGTAGTTTTTTGGGTAAATCATACTAGGAGACAGGCATGACCCAGATTGTCATTTCACAAGCTAGACCGACCGCCCCTTACCAGCAGCAGTTTGCTAAGGGCCCTATAGCCGGCTGGGCTATTCAGATTGACGGAGAGTTTCGAGGTATTGCTTCCACTCAGCCTGAAGCAGTGGACAAGGCCAGAAGCTTGGTCTCTGGCGATTCAACCCCCAAGATCACGATTGATTGTCGATAGGAGAAAGCTATGACCCTTGGACCGCGAATAGATGTACTTCACACACCTACCCTGATGGCCTCCGATGAGGCCATTGCGTTAGCATCCCAGTTAAACTCCGATACCTTGGAGGATTGGACCTACCTTGTCGATGCCGACCCTAACACCGGCAAAGCATGGATCGAGGTCATTGATGAGGACGGCGTATTTATTTCATATATGTAGTAAAAAGTAGTTGACGGTAGTCTCCCGTTGTGAGACTATAACTTTGTCGGATTGGCCGACACCTAGAAAGGAAAAAGATTATGGCTCAAGTTAAATTCGGAATTACGTTTTCTCTCAACGACTACGCTTATGCCGAAGTCGATCAGTTCATCGAGTGTGTGGATAACATATCCGAGGAGAGCAATCTGCGTCAGCGATACATCGATTTTCTGAATGCTGTCCTAGCCAAAAAAGTAAAACCGTCAACACTGGTTGACGTGGATGTTCTCAATCTGTTTATTGGCGATTTGGACAACCGCGCTCATATCGATTACCTCGAGGATCACTGGAAGGACGATTCTAGAATAACGGCAGGCGGCAAAATGTTCTGGGGCAGATGCAACAAGCTCCGAGCAATACATCAAGCTGCACTATCCTAACCCCATACAGGAGAACGACCATGTCATACACAGTAGCCATCATCACCGACCCAGAAGCATTCGACGCCTCCTTCTACGGCTCAGGCGCTCCAGAGTCCTTCTTTACCGAGTCCTTCTCGACTTACCCTAAGTACCTCGAGGGCATCAAGATCATCGCCGCACGCTTCCCTGAAGCACGCCTGCAGGGCGACGGCTTTATCCCCGAGGGCCTGATCGAAGAAGCGCGTAACCCCTAATCACGGACCACGGCCCTTCGGGGCCGATACAGGAGAACGACATGACTTACTTTACTGATTTCACCGAAGCCCGCGCCGAGAAGTTTGAGCAGCAGGCTGCCGATTGCCTCAAGCGTGAGTACGACTCATTCCAAAACTGCGACACCGACGGCTACCTCTCTCAGTGGGCGTCTAGTGTCATGGCCTCTAACTACAAGCTCAAGGCAGAGATTTGCCGTGCCGGTGGCGTGAGCGAGTTTAACGGCCTCTACAAGGGCGAGCAGCGCCTCAAGGCCAAGGTAATCAACGGCCAGTATGGCGCCGTCTGGTTGGTCCATGAGGACGACCAAGAGCTCGCAGGCAGGAAGTTCATTCCTACCGGCTCACGGTCCAAGGTTCAGACGGAGCTCGGCCTGTGCGAGAAGCCTGAGCTCGCACCCGCTTGGGTCACCAAGGACAACCGTGTTTTCCGCACTGGCGACGAGTGGGGCAGCGATGCCCTCGCCGTTTAACCCACCCCAACCTCGGAGCCTGAACGTGAAGAAAGAAAAGATACAAAACGGCAGACCCTGCGAGTCCTGCAACCTCTGGATCAGGGCCACCAAGGGCAACACCCTCTGCGAGAGATGCAAAGCAGTAGTCAGAACACTTAACGTAATTTGGAAACCTACACAGGAGACACACCATGCATGAGCAAGACGCCCCACAGGACCTACAGGACGCGCAGCAGCGCCTCGATGAAATCAACCAGTGGTTTGCCAAGAACCCTTACTGGCGCCTCACAGACGACCACAGAGACTTCAAGCAAGGCCACGCTCGCGAAATGGAGCAGATCAAGCTCGAGGCATTGATCAAGAAATTAAGCAGCGGGGAGACGCTGTAAACTACGCCCGTACGTCGTTGCACCACGTTACTGCACACACCCAAAACCTCTCAAAAATGCTCTTTTTGGGGGGTTTTTTATTTTTTGACGTGACCATGTGTAACCTTGTTTTGTCTATTACGCTGTGGGCCCCGTGGATAAAGGAACGAGGGGTCTTTAACGTGTGAGATTGAAAGAGTGGCGTGGACCACGGGAAATGGGGGTGGGATTGCTCTGGAGGCCACGTGGTGTGGGCTTTGAGAGGGATGGGCCATGGACCACGGACCTGCCTATGCAAGCGGGTTCTATAATACCGTAATTTGAGAAAAAAAGAGTTTGATTTTATTTTTAATGAAATACGGTACGTTTGACGTAACCGGTGTAACCGATCAATGTTTATGCGGTCTACAGGGATACGTCAAAGGTTACGTCTAAATATTATAGGTGTAACGGTGTAACCTTTTTACCAATTATACGGGGTGCGCGCGCGACTCATTTTTTAGAAAAAAAACTTATTTTTTGTGAGATTACGGTACTATAGAAACGCCTGAAAATAGACAGATTAGCAGCCTGTCGATACAATACCGTTTTTTCCACTGGCGAGGTTACGATGACACTCACAGGCATTACTCCCCGGCAGCACACCCTGCACTCCTGCAACGGCAGCCAAGGCCGCACTCGTTACCCATTCAAAGCGATGATCCTCGGCGATTACTTTGTGGTCCATTCGAAAGAGGACGCCAAGCGTATCAACAGCGCTTTGTCGACGTTCTACAAATCCCGTAATGGCGCAGGCAGGCGCTTCACTGTCACGCAATCGGAAGGCCCCGTCTGGACCTGTAGGAGGACTGCATGAGCAAGAGCAGCAAAGAAGGTAAGCATCGCAGAGATATCTTGAACGCCTCACCGCTGAGGCCCAGTACTCGAGCGAAACTCGAAGCCCGGCTGAATGAGCCGGTCGCCCCGCTGAAGAACCAAAAGCATATTGTCAGCGCTCAACAATGGACGTTCATTCAAGAACTCATATCGAACGACGGCCACATCACTCTGACCGAGGCAGCGATACGCGCAGGCTATCCGAAGGAATCGGCAAGCGCGATAGGCTCGGAGCTGACCAACCCAAAAAAGAAACCGCACGTCGTCGCCGCTATCCAAGAGTACAGGGCCGAGCTCGCTGAGAAGTACGGCACGAATTTCGACAGGCATATGCGAGACCTGCAGCGTATCCGTGACCAAGCCCTCGAGGCAGGCAACTTCGGTGCGGCAGTCTCCGCTGAATACCGGCGCGGCCAAGCGCTTGGAACGATCTACGTAGACCGCAAGGAAATCCGTGTTGGCACCATCGACTCGATGAGTAAGGACGAGGTCAGGCGCAAGCTTGAAGAGATCAAAGCATTGTATGGTGCACCACCGCAGACACTGATCGACATCGAGCCTGAAGAGATCGAAACCGAAGAGGTGGAGGAGACGCCACCGGCCAAGACAATCATCGAGGAGATGCGCGATGTCGAGCGGTCCAGAGTCAGCGCTATACAGAAACGTAAGGAAGAAATTGCCCGGCGCTTTGGTAGTGCCTCTGGAGAACCGGGTGAACCTCGGGATACCGGACTGCCTGATAGCGACGCCGCCGATCTACTCGATGTTGGAGCTCAAGGTGGTGAAGAGCGGGAAGAAGGTACGCCTGAGCCCTCACCAGATAGCCTTCGCCCTGAAGCACGGGTCGATGGGGATGCCGACTTACATTCTGGTGCAGTGGCATCCGAAGGGGACGACCAAGGCCTCTGAGACACGCCTGCTGCTGTACCATGGCACGCAGGCGCAGGAGCTATACGAGAGGGGCGTAGACACACCTCCGGTGGCCCAGTGGGCCCTGAATGCAGTTGATTGGACCGAATTAGGTCGACAGATAACAATAGGTGCCCGTATATGGCCCAAAGAGCCGCTGTGAGCGCGATTAACCGAGACCTTTATCTACCTACCACATGCGGCATATCGTCCAATAGCGGGAACTGGGAAAGGAGAGGCGGGCGGTCAGAGCCCCCGCGTGAGAGGGAATTCCCTCGAGGGGCCGTGACGCATGCAAATTGATCGAAAATTGACCAAATTTGGCAAGGCCCGTGGACCATGGCCCGAGGTGCCCGAATCGGGGCAACCACAAGATGTAGTGTTTGGCGGGGGCCGAGGTGCATGGAAATAGCTAAGTGCTTGATTTTAAACGATTCACTATTTCCGGTAATTGATATTACCGGAAATAGCGGGTCCCTTTTGGCCG